CACCGGCCGTCTCACCCGCGCGAGAGACGCCATTCGCCTGCGCTTCCCCTCGGCCTCTGCCGAAACCGTCCCGTCTGCCGATCACCTCGCCGCGCTCGACGCGCTCTGGACGCCGCACCCGACCGACTGGAAGAAGGGCGAGCGTGTGCGCGACCTCACCGAGGCGGAAGCTATGCTCATCGAAGTGGAAATCGCCAAAGCCAAGTGCGACTTCCGCTACTGGCTCGCCCACTACGCCCGGATCAAAGACAAGGATGCGCGATCCCGTCTCGTGACGCCCTTGCTGGACTCCCAAGAAATGATGATCCGGCTCATGGGCACGCTCGAAGAGGCCGCCTTGCGCGGCCAACGCAACGATGGCATCCTCATCGCCGCGCTCAAGGCCCGCCAAGTCGGGCTCTCCACGCTGACCGAACTCGCCCTGCTGCACCGCACCGCGCTCTACGGCAACCTCTACGCGCTCATCGCGGCGGACGTCGAAGAACAGTCGGCCAACCTGTTCGACATGACCGAGCGGGCGCTCCGCGCGCGCCCGGGGTGGATCCGGGCGCGCATCACCAACCATGTGAAAGACAGCGAACTGAACTTTGGCGACATTGACTCGCTCTTGCGCGTCACGTTCGCGAACACGACACGCGGCGGCACGCAGATTGGGTTCGAGAAAGGACAGCTTGGGCGTGGAAGTGCGCAACCACTGACCGCCAAAGTCCTCACCCCGGATGGGTGGCGACAGATGGGAGAGCTGCGGGTCGGGGATTTGGTGATTGGGTCCAATGGACGCCCGACGCCCGTCCTCGCCATCTATCCCCAAGGGAAACTCCCCACGTACCGGCTTACCATGAGTGATGGCGCGTCTACGGTCGCGTGCGGGAATCACCTGTGGACGCTCACGATTCACCATCGGCCCGGGAAAGAGCACCTCGAACACACGACGCAATCGACGCGTCAGTTGTTGGACGGAGGACTCCGAACCGCCAGGGGGCTCTGGAAGTACGAACTTCCACTCGTCGCGCCTGTGACCGGCTACTCGCATAACTTTCCCCTGCGCCCCGACGTGGTGGGGGCACTCTTGGGAGACGGCGGAATCACGTGTGGACGCGCCCATCTGACTACGATGGACGCGGGCGTTCTCCATCGATTCCAAGGATTGTTGCCCGATGTCTGCCGCATGGTGGACAAAGGCGACAACAATGCGGGGAAAGCCCGTACCTACCGCATCATTTCCACCAACGGACGACACGGGCGCAATCCAGTCACCCGAGGATTGCGTGCACTTGGGCTCATGGGGACGAACAGTTACACCAAGTTCATCCCGGAGTGCTACATGGCGGCGAGCCCACACGACCGCCTCGAAATACTTCGCGGACTGATGGACACTGACGGGTGGGTGTGTGACGGGCAGGTCGGGTTTTGCAGCACATCAGAGCAGCTCGCTCGTGATGTGCAAGCCTTGGTGCGTTCGCTTGGAGGCACGTGTGGCATTCATAAGAAGCCTCCGTCGAAAAACAGCTTCAATCCCATCAAAATGCGTGCCCCGTCGTGGCAGCTCCGCATGACGCTTCCTCATGGGGTTAATCCGTTCGGGTTCAGCCGCAAATCGGAGCGGTATGACGATTTGCTCCGCCGCCCGCCCTCACGCCGCATTCGGAGCATTGAACCTACGGGGCTCGAAGAAGAATGCCAGTGTATCTATGTGGCCGCAGACGATCATCTGTACGTGACGGATGACTACATTCTGACCCACAATACGCCCCACTTGTTCCATGGCTCAGAAATGTCCACCTGGAGTAACCCTGGCCAGGTGGACGATGCGCTGCTCCCCGCCATTCCCAAAGGCCCCAACACCCTCGCTGTGCTCGAATCGACCGCGCGCGGGCGCAATTGGTGGTATCGCACCTGGCTCTCGGCCAAAGCAGGCGACTCGCGGTGGGTGCCGCTCTTCATTCCGTGGTATGCCGAGGCGCGGTATCGTGACAAGCCGCCGACCGACTGGGTGCCGCTCGACGATACGCTCAAGCACGCGATCCATGCGGAAGCGGTAAGCCACCGCTGGATGGGGCAGACGGTACGTCTGGACCGCGAGCAGCTCTACTTTTGGGAGAAGCAGTTCCTCCACGCCAAAAAGGAGCGCAAACTGTTCAAGTTTCTGGCCGAGTACGCCGCCGACGACGAAGATTGCTTCCGCGTGAGCGATGACGGCTTTTTTGACGGCGAAACGCTGCTGCGGCTGCGCCAATCGGCGCACCCACCGCTTGCCGTGCTGGAATTGGTATGAACCAACGCCCCAATCTGCGCTGGCGACCGACCTCGATGGCACACGATCTGCGCCACATCTGGAACGGCAAGCTGCTCGTATTTGAGAAGCCCGTCCTCGATGCTACCTATGTGCTCGGCGTCGATACCGCGCAAGGACGCGGCAAGGACCGCTCGGTCATCGAAGTGCTCCGCGTGGGCGATCTCCAGCGTCCCGACACGCAGGTGGCCGAGTACGCCACCGACGCGAAAGACCCCAAGCAGTTTGCCGAAGTCGTCGCCGCCGTCGGGCGTCTCTATCATGGCCGCGATGACGAGGCGCTGGCCGTCATCGAGCGCAACACCGCAGGGGGCGGCGACCTCACGCTGGAAGATTTGCGCTTCCGGTGGGGCTACACCCACCTCTACAGCCAGAAAAACCTCGACAGTCTAACCGGCGTGTGGTCTACGACGCTCGGCTGGTACACTGGCGGCACGTCGCGTCCCAAATTGGCCCTCGCGGGGCAGCACGCCATCAACGAAGGCTACGTGCAGCTCCACTCGCCCCTCCTCCTCGAAGAACTCGAAACCTTTGAAGGCGACGGCACCATCGCCCGCGCCCAAGCCGCCTCCGGTCAGTACGACGACCGCGTGATGGCCTTCTTTTTGGCCCACTGGGGGGCGCACGAGGACGAGTGGCTCTCCGGCGCGGACACCCAACGCGCCCGCTTGACAATGTCGCCTCCCCCCGTGGACGATAGCACGCATGTGCGGCCCCGCCAGGACTTCCAAAACACCGACACGACGCTCGATGACTACCGTGATCGTTCCGAGTCTGTCTGCGCCCTCCTGTTTGGCCGGTAACGCCTCCCTATGAAAACCACCCTCGACCTGCCCGAAGTCCTCCACACCCGCTACGCCGAGGCTGCGGCAGCGGCCTCTCTGTCGCTCCCGAAGCTCTTGGTGGACCGATTGACCGCTGCCGTAGACCTCCCCGCCCGCCCGCTCGTCCTGAGCCCCGCCGAGCGCATCGCGCTCGAAGAAATTGCGAACGAACAGCTCGCGACAGGCGCGGACATCGTGAAACTGGTGAAACGCTGCACCAGTCTCGACTTGGGCGAGGCCCAGATCGACCTGTCCGTCGATGACCTCATCCTGCTGGAGCAGCACGCCTCATTCTACGGCGAAACGCTCCAAGAGATGCTGGAACGAACCACCCGCGACTACGTGGATTTCATCCTCAGCCGCGCCTGATGCCGACCTACGCCCACCAGTGCAGCGCGTGCAGTCACGAATTTGACGATTGGTGCGCCATCGCGGAGCGCAATCGCCCCGTGGACTGCCCCAAGTGCCATGCGGACGCGCCGCGCGTCTGGCGCACCAACGGCGTCGCCAAAACGGGCATTTTCCCCTACACGACGACGCATTTGGACGGCAAAGGCACCCCGATCACCATCGAATCTCTCTCTCATCTGCGCTCCTTAGAGCGCCAGCACGGGGTGAAAGCCACCGCGTTCTCCGATCATCGGTCCCACTGGGACGATGCCGGGGCGGCGCGGGGCGGGCTGCCGACCAGCCGCACTCCGCAGTGGATGCGCTAAATGGCCCGACTCCCTCTGACTAGCGGCACGCAGTTCCAGACCGACACCCTCGCGTGGATTCGCGGGATGGTGGACGATGGCGAACGCATTCTCCGCGCCGAACCGACCTACAACGAGATTGGCAGCTCCATCAGCTACGTCATGGGCGACCAGCTCGGCAAGCGTCCGTCCGCCCTCTCGAATGTGCGGGACAATCGGATCAAGAAAATCGTCCTCGAAACGGTCAGTGCGCTCACCGACATCCACCCGCTGTTCGGGTTCCAGTCGTTCAACCCGCAGTTCCAAGACCAAGTCGTCATCCTCGACAAGCTCACGCGCGCGTGGTGGGTGAACACCTATGCCGACTTGCGCTTGGCGGACGTCGTGCGCTACGCCAGCACGACCGGCACTGGCTATTGCGAGGTGAATTGGGACAACTCGCTCAACGCGGGGCGTGGCGATATCGTCCTCACCCCAGTGGACCCCCGCGACGTGCTCCCCATCGCCCCGAAGTTCGACTTCTCCATTCAGTCGTGGCAGGGCGTCATCATCCGGTCGATGGAGACCATCGATAACTTGGAGGCCCGGTACGGGCTCACAGCGGCAGGACTGACCCCCGACCGAGGCGTCGAGACGTGGACGAACAAAGTGTGGTCGGCGGCCAAGTCGCTCGTGGTCGGTCCCGTCGGCCAGCCCACACGCGCCAACGCCACCGGGCACAACCTCCCCGCCGCCGTGCCCGCCAAGGAACTCTTTAAGGTGTTCTACCGCGATCACCGCCTCTGGTCCGGCGACGTGCCCGTCACGATGGGCGAACACGGCGCGTCGTGGAGCTACACGGTCTACCCGGTTGGCTGGCAGAAGGCGGACGGCACCCTCGCCACCCAAGAGGACGCGCGGCTCTACCCACGGGGCCGCATGATTGTCGCCACCCGCGACCGCGTGCTGTTTGACGGGCCCAACCCGTACTGGCACGGCATGTTCCCCATCGCCAAGCTGTCGCTGGACCCGTGGCCGTGGTCCATTCTGGGCGGCAGCGTCGTCAGCGACCTCAAACCGCTGCAAGACGCGCTCAACGACACCGTGAACGGGTTCCTCGATCACGTCAAAGTGTGCCTCCGTCCGATGGTGGTGGGCGACAAAAACATCCCGGATCGCGAGTGGAACAAGCTCGATCCGCGTCTACCGGGCCAGAAAATCAAGGAAACGGCCCTTGCGGGCAAAGGCTTGCGGATTGAGCCGCCGCCGCCCCTGCCGCCCGACGTCTACCAGTACGTCGAGTGGTCCACGAACGAAATGGATCATCTCTCGGGCGCGGCGAACCCCCAATCGCTGCTCCAACTGCGCCAAGCCCCCGGCGCGGACAGCATCGAGGCGCTCCAAGAGGCCCTCACGCCCCTGCTGCGCCTCAAAGGCCGCTTGCTCGAAGTGTTCCTGCGCGAAATTGGCGAGATGGTGAAAACGAACTTCTTCCAGTTCTACACCGCCTCTCGCCGTGTGGCTGTTCTTGGTGAGGCTGGCCTCGATTTCCAAGATTTTGACTTCGATCCTGGCACCTTGGTGCCCGCTCTCAGCCCCTCGGATGCTGGCTACACCCCCGATCTGGACTTCCGGATGCCGAAGGATGAACGGGCTCGTCGTCACCACCAGAATTTCACGTTCCAAATCACCCCGAACTCCCTACTGGCCGTCTCCCAACTATCCCGGAAGCTGACCTACATGCGCCTCCGCCAGATGGGGCTGATGGATATGTGGTCACTGTTCGAGGCCCTCGAAATTCCCACCGCGGGTGCCCCCCCCGATGGCGTCGAGACCATTCCCGAGCGCCTCGCCGCCGAAGCGGGCATCATGGCGTCCGCTGCCGCCAGCATGGGCGGCAGCCCCGCCGCCCCTGTCGGTCGCCCGCCTTCCTTCACTGGCCCGTCCCGCCTCGAAACCAAGCCCGGAGCCGATGGCGTCCCCCGCGTGACCCAAACCGAAAGCGCGTAAGCACAATACGTGCCACTCGCGCTTGACAATGTCACCTTCATCCCCACACAATCCACGACATGGATAAGCAGCCCATCAAAACCGTGAACACGGACATCGTCAAGACGTCCTGCCCCATCGGACGTTCCCGCTAACATGGCGCTTTTTGCTCCTCCGGCCCCGATGGGGAGTCCCGGTGGCGCGATGCCGCTCGACGGCGTCGGCTTGAATCAGGTCGGACAATCCGCCGTACAGATCGCGATGGAGATCGACCAAGCCTGCAAGATTCTGGCCAAAGCGGTCCCATCCATGGCTCCGCTCCTGATGACGTTCGTCCAAGATCTTCGCACCCAGCGCGGGGCCGCGCTCAGCCCCGGCCAAGCCGCGTCCATGACGCCGCCCGACGCCCAAGATTTCCCGGACGGCAGCACACGCCTGTCCGCGTACTAACCCTATTGGCGCACGACCGTGCGCCATTCGACCGCATCAGTTCCGATGCGGTTGCCTGTGACAGCCAAGGGGCTCGCCTCCACTGGAGAGGCCCTCGCTGACCGTACACATGGCCAAAGCCACCGCCGATACGTTCCAATCGTTCCTTGAGAGTGTTCTTGCCACCGTCCCCGAAGAGAAGCGCGACACCGTGCGCGCGACCCTGACGGACGACTCCATCGCGCCGAAACTGCGTGAAGGCGTCCTCGCCCGCAGCGACTACAGTCGCCACATGGACGAACTCGCCAAGCGCCGTGCGGAAGTGGACAGCTACATCGCTGAACAGCAAGAGCGCGTGAAAGGCTGGGAAACGTGGTATGCCGATGCCTCGACCCAGCTCAATGAGACGCAATCCATGCTCGAAAAGTACCGCGCCACCTACGGCGACCTCACCGGCACCCCGGCCCCGGCGCTCAAGCGCGAGGACATCGAAAGTCTCCTCGCCGCCCGCATCGGGAAGGAACGTGAGGGCCTCGGGACATGGATGGTCGATGCGGTCGATAAGCTCACCGACCTGAAAATCCAGCATCGCCAAGACTTTGGGGAGCGCCTCGATACCCGCGCCCTCTCGGACTTCGCCGCCAAGCATAACCTGTCCGACCTCGACGTCGCCTACAAGCTCTACGTCGAGCCCACGCTCAACGAGCGCCGGGACGCGGACATGAAGGCCAAGCTGGAGGAAGCCCGCAAGCAGGCCCTCGAAGAGGGCAAGCGTCTCGCGATTGCCGAACGATTCCCGGCCCCTGGTTCCCGCCCCGGCCCCACGGCTCAAGAAGCCAAGGACGCCGTCATCGGGGACGCCTCCGACCGTCGCCGCGCTGCGGCGGCAGAACTCGAAACCATGTTGGCGAGCCTCTAACTCGCCCTCTTCCAAGGATACCGTATGGCCCAGCCCGCTTTTGAAGTGTCAGGCTTTCTCGATGCCCTGACGGCGACGACCCGGCGCAAGATTCTGCCGACTGTCGCAGACAACCTCTATCGTTCCGATCCGCTGTTCGCCATGCTCAAGGCGAACAACCTGAAGCAGTGGGAAGGCCCGCAGATTCAGGAACCCTTCCTCTACGCGCCGGAAGGTGGCGACTTCTACGCGCCCGGGGCGACGTTCAACATCACCCAGACGCAGTCGCTCACGGCGGGTAACTTCCAGCCGAAGTTCCTCTACGTGCCCGTCACGGTCACGCTGGAGGAGACGGAAGTGTTCAACACCGGCGCGACCGAGGCCATCGTCAGCATCATCGATACGAAGATGCAGAACGCCTCGTACACGATGGCCGCGCGGCTGGCCATTGCGCTCTATCAGGGCGGACAGGGGTCGCGCATCCTCGCGCTGAACGGCATGGAGGAAATCCTCAATGACGGCAGCAACGCGGGCTTCGCGGGCAACACCTACGCCAACTACGGCACCGTGCCGCGCAACGGCACCATCGCCACGGCCCTGAACTCGCCCATGACGGGGCCGACCGCCAACGTCGCAGGCCCCGTGCTCTACTCCACGCTGGAACGCGCCTACAACAGCGTCTGCATCGGCTCCTCGAACCCGGACGTCATCGTGACGACCAACCTCGGCATGAGCTACATCAAGCAGAAGTTCCAGCCGCAGCAGCGGTTTGAGACGCAGGACGCGAAGCTCGGCTTCAACTCCCTCGTGTTCAACCAGGCGCGCATCTACCAGAGCCAGTACGCGCCCGGCACCGTCGTGCCGGAGTTCGGCGCGCAGCTCGGCTTCCCCACCGGCCTGACCGGCGAGACCATCTGGTTCCTGAACAGCAAGACCTTCTCGCTCTACGAGCGGTCGGGCATGTTCGGCATGGGCTTCACCGGCTTCAAGGTGGCGCAGGACAACAACACCATCAGTGGCCAGCAGCTCTTTGCGGGCAACGTGACGAACATCCAGCCGCGTCTGTCACGGTACCTGTTCAACGTGCAGAACTAAGGAGACATCATGGCAGGACGTGCATCACTCATTCAGGGTATCGACCTCGGCTCCTCGACGGCGCTGAGTTCGGTCAATCTCGCCTCGCTGCCCATCGGCGCTGTCGTGGGACAGACGTGGGAACAGGACGGCAAGGCCTACAAGCTCGTGCAGTTCGACTCGGGCTCGGGCCCGGTCGCCTCTGTCGCGGGCGGGGCGGCCATGTATACGGACACCACGCTGACGGAAGTCACGATGGACACGACCGACGCGCTGTCGGCCAACTGTGTCGCAGGCGGCTTCCTCACGGCGGGCGTCACGGACGGCTACTACACCGTCATTCAGGTGGGCGGCATCCAGACCGGCGTCAAGGTGGACGCGGGCACGGGGGTGGGCGAAACGCTCTCGCAGGGCACGGATGGCGAACTGGTCTCGACCGCCGTCCGGCCCCCCCCGCGACAAC